CTAAAGCAGTCCGGCGGTCTCGGTTAACACTTGTTCGCACCACTGCTCCACGCGCTCATCGGTGATCTCAAACTGATTGACGTCATCCAGCGCCAGACCCACAAACTGTGAGCCATCGGCACTCAGCGGTTTCGGACTGGTAAACTCATAGCCTTCAAGCGGCCAGTAACCGACAAAACGCACCCCCATCGGTTTCAGCAGATCGTGCAGCATACCGAGTGCATCTAAAAACCACTCGCCATAGCCAATCTGATCGCCCATGCCATACAACGCGACGATCTTATTCTGCAGATTCAGCGAGGGCAGCTGCGTCCAGATCGCTTCCCAGTCCTCCTGCAACTCACCGAAATCCCAGGTCGGGATACCCATGATCAGCAAATCGTACTGCTCCATCAGGCGTGGATCATCATCCTTAACGTTGTGCAGCGTCACTAACTCTTCGCCAATGAAATCGCGAATTTTCTCCGCTACGATTTCGGTGTAACAGGTACTTGAACCGTAAAAAAGACCGATTTTCATATTCACCCATTAAAAACAGTTATTTATTTGTTTAACAGTAACTTAAACCCGTGATGAAGGGTAGTGAGGGTTAATAAGGGGTAACTTCTGCCGCCAGTTTGCCGCCACTCTTTCCCATTTCAATGGGGTTTAGTTTTACTGCTGTTTCTAAATGTTCCGGCGCAAAGTGTGCATATTTCATTGTCATGCTGATGTCGTGATGACCTAAAATTTTTTGAAGCACCAAAATGTTGCCGCCGTTCATCATAAAGTGTGCTGAAAAAGTATGTCTGAGTACGTGTGTCATCTGGCCTTTGGGTAGGTGAATAGATGAATTTTTAATCGCCCTAAGAAAGTTGTAGTGGCAGTCGTCAAACAGGATTTCCTTCTTGATGCTGCTAAGTTCTTTATAAAATTCTTTGGTGATCGGCACCGTACGATTCTTTTTGCTTTTAGTATTGGTGAACGTGATTTTGTTTGGGCTCAATTGTGACTTGCGTAGGTTTTGGGCCTCACTCCATCTTGCGCCGGTAGACAAGCAGATTCTGATAACACGATTCAAATCGGCTTCTGCGCGGCTGCTTTTTAGCAACCGTTCTATTTGAGCCAGGTCTAACCAGGCCATTTCTCGCTCAGTCGTGCTTAACTTTCTCAGATTTTCAAGGGGATTTGGCAGGGACCATTCACCCAGCCTGATCAGTTCCCTAAACATGCTGTTCAAATGAGAGTGATCCATATTCAATGTGGTGTTTGATGCCCCGTATGGAAAGCGTTTGTCTAAATAAATTTCTCCACTTAAACGCATCTTGCGATAGTGGGCAAAGTCATTAGCTGTAAAGTCAGCGGCTCGGGGATTTCCCACAGCGTTAGAGATAAGTTTAAGTTTACGAAAAATCATTAAGCCAGAAGATAAAGTTTGCCCGTGCAGGTCGTACCAAAGCTGGGCTAATTCCAAAAGAGTTCGCTTGTCAGTTTTTTCAATGATCCATGGCCTACTTGCCGATTCATTCATTACATATTGTTCATAAGCAACGGCCTCACCCTTTGTCGGGAAAGACTTCCTGATTCGCTTTTTATCGCGTCCTTGCGGGTAGCACTCACAAAGCCATTTACCGGTGTTTAACTTACGAACGGTCATTACTTAAGCACTCTCTTTGCGCATTACGAGAGCCACATGGCCCCTCAGTTTGATGTCATTTATGTGACAGTCAAATGTGCCGCTCTCGTTGGTTACTCTGATCTTTTGCTGAGGTAGACGCATTATTTCGCGTAATGATGCCTTGTCATCGATTTCAACAAGCCATAAGCCGTCAACAATATCGATAGGCTCTAAATCAACGATATAGCGCCCACTACCAATAAACAGAACATGCGCATCACGTAAGGCTTCTGGGAATAACTTTTCATCAATATAAAGAAGTTCGCCATTGGAAAGAACGCCATTTTCGAGGCTTATACTTGGGATTTTTTTTGCGGCGTGGTTTTCATTTAAGTACTTAACGCCTCTGCCAAAAGCAAGCCATTCAATATTCACTCCCGTTTCCATAACAGCCTGTATAACCCAATCTGCCGGAAAAATGTCTCTGGAATAGCGAGATGCCATGGTGCTTTTTGAGACACCCATTTGGTCACAAAGCGCCTGCCTAGTTTTGAAGCCATAGGCGTCCAGCAAGCGATGGACTACCTCTTTGCCTCCAGTTGTAAACTCCATGATTCCCCTCGGGTTCTAAAATACCTTTGACAAGTACCCAATTTCGGATCTAAAGTTCGCCGCAGAAGTACGAAATTGGGTTCAATACCGTTCATTACTGGTAAATCGGGCTAATTGGCGTTGCACCGCCAAATCTGGGGATTCTGACTTATGCAGCCAAACATTTCAATTGCGCTCACAGTTCCGCACATGACTAAGGAGAGGTACAGCCAGGAGACAGGGATTGATGCTGAAACAATCGATCTCATGCTCAAGGATGGTCGCCTTTCTTCCTACCGCCATCGTCTTCGCAAGGATGGCAAACGTGAACTTGTGCTTATCAACGTTGCTGCGTTAGCGATCGATGCTATTGCGTCACATGAAGTTAAGTTCGCGATTTCGGATTCCGGTTCGCGTTCTAGAACTTCAAAGAGCGCCTGAAAAACAATATCGGAATAGGGATATATATAGCGATGTTTGATTTTAAGACTTCCACACATAACGAATATGATGATGCGTGTCGCAAGTTTGCGCTTACTCATAACATGACTGAGCTGGCTCAGCGCGCGGGGGTGAAAGTGCAGACCCTTCGCAACAAGCTGAACCCAGAACAGGCCCATCAGCTGACTGTTCCTGAAGTGCTGCTGCTCACAGACCTGACCGAAGACGCGACTTTGATAGATGGGATGCTGGCGCAGCTGCACTGTCTGCCATGCGTTCCTGTAAATGAACATGCGGCAGAAAAGTTTTCCGATTACGTGCTCAGTGCTTCCGCGCAGGTGGGGACACTCGCTGCCAGTGCTGCTAATCATGCCAGCATTACAACCTCATGCCGTCGCGGGATCGTTGAAGCAGCTAATACCGGCATTCGCTGCATGATGCTGGCTGCTCTGACTGTACAGGCCCGCATTCATGCAAACCCCACAATCGCCTCAACGGTTGATATTGCAGGCGCGATCGGTTCATCAATAGGCATGAGCTAGGGCTATGGGCGAAGGGTTTATTTATCACTTTCGCTATCGCGGCAGCGATATGTCGGTGGATGCAAAGGATGTCGCGCTCTATTACCCGTCAATATCTGGCGACGGTAGTGGTTTTTTTACTCTTGTAAATGGTGAGCGTTTTCGGGGTGAAGAAGTAAGAGAGATTAAAAAGGGAAAAAGCGAATTATGCCGGTATTTGTGAGGCTTTTAAAAAATCAGTCACCACCACAGCAGTTAGCAGCTTCTGGGCATGGATGGTTAGAGACAAAGACAGGCCATCTCTGGCATCCGGCAATTTCACAGGCCGAACTGCTGGCAGAATTAACCGGTAAGAGGAAAGAATCATGGCTTACAAAGCTGAAAGTATCACTGTTCAGATGAACGCGGGGCAGCGTGCCAGTGCGCTTAATCACATCTCTGCGCTACGCACCATGATGTACGGCGATTGCAGCAATGAACTGAAACGCTTTATCGCAGACATGCGTGATAAGCGCGATCACCAGGCAGAACGGAATGGCCGCGCACTGAGCGCGATTTTCTTCCTGGCAAATATCAGCAAAGAACGTCACGGCGTTGATTTCAGTGAACTGACGAGTGACGAAAAAACGGCGCTGATTAGCGCGATGAATCACTTAAAAGCAGTCGTGAGTTTATTTCCAAAGAATCTGACGTTACCTAATTAATTAACCCTAAGAAATTAAATGGCGTAAACCCGCCGGGCATTCTTTTGCCCGAATTCAGGAGAATGAGAAATGCGAAATATCCAGACCCGTAATTTTAAAGCTGATGATGATGCGCTTAATGCCCTGCTGAGCAAGGCCAAATCAGAGCAGCGTTCTGATGATGCTATGTCAGTTTCAATCCGCCTGGCCGCGCTGGCAATTCATGCACGCAAAGAGGAAATGTCTGCGGCGGAAATCATCGAACTTCTGGACAAAGAGGCTGATCGCTTTGAGAACCAGGCGCAGGAGATGCACTGATGGCTGACTCAATGGACATGGTACAGCAGCGCGTGCATGAAGAGCTGGCGCGCAATCTGGCAAACGCGACTCACCGCCCCGCAGGGGCGAGTGAGTTTTTCTGCCAGTCGTGTGGCGAAGAAATCCCGGAGCAGCGGCGCCGCGCACTGCCGGGCGTTTCCCTCTGCGTGACCTGCAAAGAAATCAGTGAGCTGAAAAGCGTGCATTACAAAGGGGCGGCATTATGAAAACCATCCTGAAATGGGCCGGCAGCAAGTCCGGACTGATGCCTGAACTGACTAAGCACCTGCCCGCCGGTGATCGTCTGGTTGAGCCGTTTGCCGGTTCCTGTGCAGTCATGATGAATACGGATTATCCGGCCTATCTGGTGGCCGACGTGAATCCCGATCTGATTAACCTCTATCGCCAGGTTAAAGAGCATACGCGCCCGTTTATTATCGTGGCGTTGTCGCTCTTTAATCAGAACAAAACGGAAGAGAGTTATTATCAGGTCCGCGAAGATTTTAACTTCAACGCGGCGCTGCCACTGCTGGAACGTGCAGCGCAATTCCTCTACCTGAACCGCCACGGCTACCGTGGTCTTTGCCGCTATAACAAGAAAGGCGAATTTAATAATCCTTACGGGCATTACAAACAACCATATTTCCCGCTGGCCGAAATTGAGGCTTTTGCCCTGAAGGCCCAGCGCGCAACGTTTGAATGCCTGGGCTACAGCGAAACCCTGAACATGGTCCGTGCCGGTGATGTCGTGTACTGCGATCCGCCGTACCACGGCACATTCTCCGCTTATCACACCGAAGGGTTCAGCGACGACGATCAGCACTCGCTGGCCTGCATTCTGCTGGGTATCTCTGAGCGTAACCCGGTCATTGTTTCAAACAGCGACACGCTGTTTACCCGCAGTATCTACCGCGAATTTGGCCTGACCAAAATCACTGCCGCCCGCTCTGTTGGCGTGGCCGCCGGGGAAGGTAAGAGCGCGCCAGAAATCATCGCTACCCGTACACCCGCAACACTTCAGGAGAGGGTTGCATCATGACTCATGAGGAAAAGCAGAGGCTCATTGCCTGCTGCAAAAAGCAGATCGCTCAGTTTGAGCATTGCCTAGAGTTTTTTTATGTCGGGGAAAAAGGGCTTGCGGAGTTCATCGTTGATGTAAGAAGCGAACTGCAGATTCAGAGAATTGCGCTGGCGGCTTTGGAGGCTGAGCCTCTGCGTTACCTGAATAAGTTTTCCGATGTCTGTGTTTCATTGGAGCAGCAGCCGAATGCCTCAGAGGATGAATCGGTTTATCAGCCTCTTTTTACTTTCGCCGCGCCAGTAGCACTTGCTGCACCGGTGAAAATCCCTGATTTCCGTATCTACTGTGGCTCTAATGTGAAATATCGCGTTGCTAAAGACATGATCGCTTATGCGATTCGTGAGGCTGGTCATGAAGTTGAGCGTTATGACTGAGCTATTAGCATATCCGTGGAATGCCGCTAAAAAGGCGATAAATCCAAAACTGGACCCGGCGGAAGTTGCGCCGGTTTCTGCGCTTTCAAACCTGATCGCTCTCTATGCTGCGGACAACGAGCAGGAGCAGCTGCGCCGTGAGGCAGTGAGCGATCAGGTCTGGGACCGCTATTTTTTCAACGAATCCCGCGATCCTGTTCAGCGCGAAATTTTGCAGGACAGAATCATCAGCCGGGCAAAGATGGCCCGAGAACAGCAGCAGTTCAATCCTGATCTGGTCATCGTGGCAGATGTCAGCGCCCAGCCTTCGCACATCAGCAAGCCTCTCATGGATCGCGTTAAGTTTTTCCACAATCTAGGCAGGCCGCACGCTTATTCCCGTTACCTGCGCGAAACTATTCGCCCCTGCCTTGAAAGGCTGGCCCGCGTGCGTGATAGCCAGATTTCAGCCTCATTCCGGTATATGGCCGGTCACGACGGGCTGGACGGCCTGCTGGCCTTGCCTGAAATGAACCAGAATCAGGTCAAGCGTTTGTCAACGCTGGTTGCTGCGCACATGAGCGTGTGTCTCGATAAAGCCAGCGGTCATCTGTTCGTCAGTGACGACGTGACGCCGGAGCAGGTCCGCCAGGCATGGGAAGCTATTGCAGCGGAAGCGATGCGTCTGGACGTAATCCCCCCGGCCTTTGAGCAGCTACGCCGCAAAAAGCGCCGCCGCAAGCCAGTGCCCTATGATCTGATCCCGCCCTCGCTGGCACGTATGCTCTGCGCGGATTGGTGGTATCGCAAGTTATGGCAGCTGCGTTGTGAATGGCGTGAAGAGCAGCTGCGTGCTGTGTGCCTGGTCAACAAAAAAGCCTCCCCCTACGTCAGCTATGAGGCAGTGATCCATAAGCGCGAACAGCGCCGCAAGTCTCTGGAGTTCTTCCGCTCACATGAGCTGGTCAGCGACGACGGCGATACGCTGGATATGGAAGACGTGGTGAATTCCAGTAACAGCAATCCGGCACACCGCCGCAATGAAATGATGGCCTGCGTTAAGGGGCTGGAGCTTATCGCGGAGATGCGCGGCGACTGCGCCATGTTTTACACCATCACCTGCCCGTCGCGTTTCCACGCTACCCTGAACAACGGCAGGCCCAATCCTAAGTGGACCACGGCCACGGTTCGCCAGAGCAGTGATTATCTGGTTGATACGTTTGCCGCCTTCCGCAAGGCCATGCACAAAGCCGGTATGCGCTGGTATGGCGTGCGGGTTGCGGAGCCGCATCATGATGGAACCGTACACTGGCACCTGCTGTGCTTCATGCGCAAAAAAGAGCGCCGTTCAGTCACTGCGCTGCTTCGGAAATTTGCCATTCGTGAAGACCGCGAAGAGCTTGGCAGCAATACCGGTCCGCGCTTTAAGGCTGAGCTGATCAACCCGCGCAAAGGTTCACCGACCAGTTATATCGCTAAATACGTGAGCAAGAATATTGACGGGCGCGGACTGTCGGATGAGATCAGCGCAGAAACGGGTAAATCACTGCGTGACAGCGCGGAGAACGTGGGCGCGTGGGCGTCACTTCATCGTGTCCAGCAGTTCCGCTTCTTTGGCATTCCGGGCCGCCAGGCTTACAGGGAACTGCGCCTGCTTGCCGGTCAGGCGCTGAGAAATCAGAGCGATAAAAAGGCCGGGGCGCCAGTACTTGAAAACGCGCAGCTGGACGCTGTGCTGGCCGCTGCAGATGTGGGCTGCTTTGCCACCTACATCATGAAGCAGGGCGGCGTACTGGTTCCGCGCAAACATCACATCGTTAGAACGGCCTATGAGCTTAACGACGAGCCTACCCCTTACGGTGATCACGGCACTCGCATTTATGGCATCTGGTCCCCGTTAGTGGCGGGCCGCATCTGCACGCACGCAACGAAGTGGAAAATGGTCCGTAAGGCCGTTGACGTTCAGGAGGCGACAGCCGACCAGGGCGCTAGCGCCCCTTGGACTCGTGGCAATAACTGTCCCCCTGATGAAAAACTGAGCATTTCAGGAAGTGAGCCGGTAACTGTTGAACCTGTCGAGCCGGGCGGAACGCCTGTGTATGGTCCGGCAGATTTCAACAACATGACCAGAAAACAGCGCCGTGATCTGCTGGCGCGTCTCCGGGTGGTGAAGCTGCGCCAGAAACAGAGTTATAAGCAGGAAATTGACGATGATCAGCGGGCGCTTTTGGTTGCAGAACTGCGGGTGAGGGGGTTTTCCGGGGAGGAAAGGGAAACAAATCTGCTTCTGTCCGGTGGGAGCCTTGATTCTGGTGCAGGTATGCGCATTTTTTACCAGAACGGACGGCTGCAGGAAGATGATAAATGGAGTCAATGGATCTGAACTAAGACAGCTGCCATAAGCGAAGTCGTTAGTCAGGAGAAAGCAAGGTTTTATCTAATCAAAATAACAGGTTGTAACCACTGATAGACTTACATTTCATTTTCAGATTAGGTCCGATTGAATGAAAAAACATTTCACATTTCGCAACGCATCTACTACTGTATGGTTATACAGTCTTTAGAGTAAAGGGAGGGTTAGATGGACACTCAAGATTTGGCACCGATAAACCGTAAGATGGCTTGCGTTCAGTTCATTGCTGAGGTATCGCTTATTGCAAATTGCAAGCAAACTGACATGAAGTTGGCGATGAGTATCATCGCTGAACTAGCGCATTCGAGCTGCGAAAAATTCCCTGATGATGAGATTTTTTACGCTGCGGAGTAGCGTGAGTCCGCAGCCAAGCATATTGATAACGTTGCTGGCGGCAAAATTTAATTTTGGCGCTGGCAAGGTTGAACAACGAGCATTCCGAGGCGTTAGGCCGTAATGAGCATTGCACCTGAAATCTGTTGATTGCTACAGGTAAGTAGGTTAAGAAGTAGCTCCAACCGAATTTTATTATTTTGCAGCTGTCCTATAGTTACATGGCAGCACACTGTAAACGCCGCTGCCAGCGGCGTTCGTGTCATCAGGAGGTAATATGACCGAACTTCTCAGAAAGATGTTATCCGCTCCGGGTAAGATCATGCAGGAAGCTATCCGTCATGACGTCAGCAATTCGAACGGTAAAATCATTACCGACCTGAACGGCTCAGCGACGGTTAACATGAAAAATCAGCAGGTGCGCGACTCAATGCGTGCACGTATGGAAGAGTTAGCTGCTAAACGTCAGGGATAGTTGATGGGTCCGTTGATTATTATGGTTGTTCTGGTATGCGGGTTTTGGTACACACAAAATCATTACCAATCCCGCATAAAATTAGCCCGAAGTGACGGCTGGAATGCTTACTTTTATGTGGCTATGCATGGATGTAAGTTCGCTATTCAGGGTTTTGCTGTTGTCACCGCTCTTTTCGTTTTTCTCCTTCTGGTCAGTACTGTAGTCAACATCTTGGGCATGATATGGCCCAGCCTCCATGCTGATTATTACTCATGGCTGACGGATGTTGAGGTCATGTCCTATCCACTTTTCTTTGTTCTTTCAATGGGAATGGCTGTATGGCTTGCTGTTGAGCAGGGAAACAGCGCTAAGCGTGCGCTGGAAAACAATGAAGAGAGGCAAAGGGCATATCGGGAAATGGCAGCGCAGGATGGCATTGAGTCATTGCTGCTCCAGGCGATTGATGAAGGACAGCTGATTTTCGTTACTCTGAAATCACGGAAAGTTTATATCGGTTATGTAGCAGCGCCTCGCATGGAGCATCACGATACACAGCACCTTGCCATCATCCCTTACATCAGCGGCTACCGTGATAAAGATACGCTGCGCTATCACGAACAGCACAGATATTTTGAGCTTTACCTGAGCCAGGACATTACAGCTGATTCAGTGCCACTCAATTTCGGGCATTTCCGGCACGTAATGCCGATGGATCAGGTTGAGGGCGTTTCACTTTTCGACACAGAAACCTACAAATCTTTCGATGATTTCTCAACGCCTGAGCCTACGAAAGAAGATAAACCCGGTAGTGCATGACTATGCTGCATGAATCCGCATGATCCCAATAGGATCGTTTATCCTCCGGCCCGCCAGTTCTGGCGGGCTTTTGCTTATGTCATGCAGGTGCATGAAAACCATTGCATAAAGCGGGCAGGCGTGGCGGGGGTACGAGCGCGCGCTCAGACTAGTAAGCAATGCTTTTCATTTTGTTGATGCCGGGTTAAATTGAGATAAATCCTAAAACTACACTGTATCGCTGGGTGACCTATGCATGAGAAGCTTTTACCAATCAAGGAAAAATTAGATCAGCTACATAAAATCATGGAAGAATTGGTATTTCCATATGAAGATTTAACGGCTTGGGGTGGTTATCAATTTCCGTATTTAACAAAAGACGATATCGTTTATTTTCCATCTGAGTTAATGGAAAGATTGAGTTTGCAAAATAAATACGTCCCCAGCACTGAAGATAATTATACTATTGATTCCATTATATCTATCATTGAAAAAACAAAAGATCACGTGTCATCAATAACCAGCGGTAATGTTACCGCAGCAGTTGCCTCCTTAAATTCATATCTCCTTTCTATGTTTTTTGTAAGTGATAGTTTAAACAGGTTATTTTCTTTTGAAGTGCTATCAAATAGAGAGCTTTTGCCAAAAAGAATTATTAACAGACTTTCCTTTTATGAGGGTAAGCTCAATGAAATTGGAGGCAAAACAGGGGATATCGATTCTAAAATCTCAACTATAATTGAAGCCTATGATGCGGCAGAGACTTTGCCAACAACCTTACAAAGTCTCAGAGATACCAACTCTGAGATTGAAACACTAAAAATACAATCACAGGTTTGCAATGAAACAGTAGTAAAAAACCTTCAAGCATCATCAGTTGCTAAAGAAGAAGTTGAAAAATTAGCAACGAATTTAAAAGAACTCTCTGATAACATGATGGAATCTATAGATGACTACATGAAAAATTATCAATTGGCTGCTCAAAATTATATTGATAAATGTGAGGAGGCATTTCGAACAACTACATCCAAAGGCTTAGCAGGTGCTTTCCAAGATAAGGCAGAAAAATTAAATCGTAGTATACAATGTTGGGTTTTGGGGTTGGTGGCCGCTTTGATAGCTGGTGCTTGCGTTGGATATTATCGCCTACATGCATTAGAAGCATTTTTGGCAGATCCAAATTCATCTGGAGTAAAAATATTTATTCAGCTTACTTTATCAATATTTAGTGTGGGTGCGCCACTATGGTTTGCGTGGTTAGCAACTAAGCAAATTGGCCAGCGATTCAGGTTGGCTGAAGACTACGAGTTTAAGGCTTCAGTTTCGAAAGCTTATGAGGGTTACCGTAGAGAAGCATTGAGCTTAGATAGTGACTTTTCACAACGACTTTTTGGTAATGCTTTGACTAGATTGGAAGAGCCACCACTACGTTTTGTAGAGGAAAGCGCTCACTCTTCCCCATTAATGGAATTGCTTTCATCAGATAAGTTTAAGGACATTTTCTCTAAAGGTGATGATGCGGTTGATGCGATCATGAACAAGTATGGTTGGAAAAGAAAAAATAATAAAGACAATGAAAAATTATCTCAGGAATCAGAACAAGTAGGAACTAAAGAAAAAAACAGCTCTACAGAGAATGATGAAGAGTAAAAGAAAAAAAGCCTGCGTTGCAGGCTTTTTTGATATCAATCTAGCACATACTTAGAGAATTGAATTATATCCTCACCCAGCCAACTGTTAAGTTCTTCAAATCGCTTCTGCAATGGCATCAGTTCGTTGCGCACAAATACCCGGCTGGCCTTTTCCACGTCACCGAATCCGCCGGTGTTGTTCGGGATAATCCCCATCATCTGCGGTGGTACGCGGTGCGCCGCCATCATGTCATCACGGCTCACGTTCTTGATGTTCAGGAACTCATCCTTAGCTGCTACCTCTGACAGAGGGATGATCTGAATCCCGTCTTTCTTTCCGTTAGGTGAATACATAAACAGGTTGCGGAAGTTGCCAGGGCCCTTCGCGCTTTTCATCGCTTTGCGGATGTTGTCCACGTCTTCCTGATTCTGCGCGGCGTCGGTCATGTACATGATGAAACCGGCATGGCTGCCGTTGAGGTAATATTTGCGGCGGAACAGCGTCGCCGACTCATTCAGCAGCGTTGACGGGATAGCGGACAGGTACTCCGGCAGGCCGTAAATCTCCTGATTAAGGTCAGGCTCCATCAGATGAAATACGCTGCCCGGCGTGAACTGGTAAGGCTGCGTGGTCAGCCCGTACTGCGCAAACCAGTAGGTGTCCAGGTCAGTGCCGCGCCGGGTGAATTTCGCCAGCGATGGTTCCAGTGCAATCACGCCGCCAAGGCGGTTGGTCCGCTTCTCAAGGTAGGCGTTACCGAACACCAGATAGTCCTGGATAAAGCGGCTGAACGCCTGCCCGCTCAGCAGCCGGTGCGGGATAAACGTACTGGTCAGAATGTTGCGCTTCACGTTCAGCGGTGAGCTGTGATGCACGGCGGCGCGGAACGTGCGCGCCAGCCCGTCAAAACTCACCGGCGGCTCATACCACCTGTCCATCACCACGCATTCCACATAGTCCAGCAGTTCGCGGCGATCCAGTACCGGGATCGGGTCGCCAAAGGTGAACGCTTCCGCCGCCGGACCGCCGGTCATCTGTTCCGGTACGGGCTGCGTGCGCGTGCGGTTTCTGCGTTTGCTCATTTAAAAAATCTCCATGATGTTGCGTGTGTGGGCAGATTCACCCTGCAGCGGTTCGTTTGCCAGCGCGTGCATGGCCGCCCAAGCTAAATCCGCGTGGCTGGCTTCTTCACTGCGGCTGGCTTCGTAGGTCGGGCGGTTGCCGCTGGCCGTGGTGGCGCGGCGGATTGCCATAAATGACTGCGCGATGTCGAGGTGTCCGGCGTCGAACTCAAGCCGCCCACCGCTGATGATGTCGAACGCTTTCAGCACCAGGGCGTTCTTCACAGTCGGGTTGTAGACAAACTCTTTCACGGCGGGGAAAAACGCTTTTACGTTCTCATAAACGCCCAGGCCGACGCCGGTGGAGTCGATGCCGATATAAGTGACGTTATACTGCTGCGTCAGTTTTTTGATGGACTCAGCCTGCGCCCGGAAGTCCATGCCGCGCCACTGGTGCCGCTCAAGGATGCGGAACTTACCGCCCGGCACGGCGGGCGGAGCCATGACTACGCACCCGGCGCTGTCGCCGTTCTGCGTGCCCTTCGCCGGGTCGTACCCGATCCAGACTTCACGCCAGCCGAACGGACGCAGCGCCAGTGCTTCGAAATCGTCTTTCCACACTTCCCAGCTGTCCACCATGCATTTCTGCAGCAGCTGCAGCGGGAACACGGACGCGAGGTCATCCACAAATTCACACATCAGCAGGTTCTGGTATTCCGGCGGGCTGTATTCCAGGCGCAGCTGATCGAGGTCAAACAGGTTACATCCGCCGCGCACGGCGTCCTCAACGGTCACAATCTGGCGGAACTGGCCGTCATCGCAGAAGCGGCCCGGCGACAAGTTCGGGTGCGTCAGGTCGATATCTACGCGGTCGGCCTTCGCACGGCCCCGGTTGAAAAGCGCGCCGGACCAGAACGGATAGGCGCTGTGCGTCAGGCTGGACGGTGTGGAAAAATAGGTCTGCCGCCACTTTTTATGCAGCGCCATGCCGGATGCAACCTTGCGCAGTTCCTGAAATTTCGGGATCCAGAAATATTCATCCAGATACAGATTGCCGTGATAGCTCTGTGCGGTGCGGGCGTTGGTGCCTAAAAAGTACAGGCACGCGCCGTTACTTAGCGTCATCGGGTCGCCCTTCAGTTCAACGTCCGCCTCTTTTGCGAACTCAATGATGTACTGCTTAAAGACGTGCGCCTGCGCCTTACTGGCCGACAGGAATATCTGATTTCGCCCGGTGGTCAGCGCATCGATCAGCGCCTCGCGGGCAAAAAAGAAGGTCGCCCCGATCTGGCGCGACTTCAGCAGGTTACGGACCGAATATTTATTTCCGGCCTCCCACCACTGGCGCTGGTAGCCGAACATCGAGCCGTGGAAAACCTCCTGCAGCTTCTCAATCTGCTCGTCGCTGAACAGGTTCTTTTCCGGAGGCTTACGCGGGCCTTTATTCCGGTTCTCCACGTTCGGGTTCAGGTCCGCTTCGTTGCCGCCGTTACTGAACTTGCCGATCCGGGCGTGGCGCTCCGACTGGCGCGCCAGCAGGTCAATCTCCTTAAAGTCTTTCCCTTCCTTCTGCTCCTTCATGATGAGCTGGCAGTAACGTGCGGCGGTGGTCAGCTGCATCTGGTCAAGCGGGCCGTAGTCGCCCCACCTGTCGCGCTTCTTCCAGCTGTGAACGGTTGCGGGTTTTTCTCCCAGCATTTCAGCAATGCGGGCGATGCGGTATCCCTGAAAGTACAGCAGCAAAGCCTGCCTGCGGGGATCGAGGTCGTCGGGGGCGGGTGTCATGTTCATGCAGCCAAAATACGGCCCCGCCGCCGCCTTTTCCGCCATCCCTCATTGTGTGGTTTCCCGCACAACGTCCGCGCGTTGTTTCGATACCCCTGCCGCCGCAACCATAGGGCCTCACAGAGTTTTACTGACCGGAGCCTGGACAATGGCAAAGAAAGCAAAGCGTTTTCGTATCGGGGTGGAAGGTGCCACCACGGACGGGCGCACCATCGAGCGCAGCTGGCTTGAACAGATGGCGGCAAATTACAGCCCTGAGCTGTACACCGCCTTGATCAACATGGAGCACATCAAGGGCTACACGCCTGACAGCCCGTTTCGCCGCTTTGGCATAGTAGAGGCGCTGGATGCAGAAGAAATCAGCGACGGCCCGCTGAAGGGCAAGCTGGGGCTGTATGCCGTAATTAACCCGACGGATGAGCTGGTCACGCTGACCGGTGCCATGCAGAAAATCTTCACCTCTATGGAAATCCGCCCGGAGTTCGCGGACACCGGCGCGGCCTATCTGATTGGCCTGGCCGTGACCGACGATCCGGCCAGCCTCGGCACCGAAATGCTGCAGTTCAGCGCCAGCGCCGGGACGAACCCGCTGGCAAACCGCAAGCAGCACCCTGACAACCTTTTCTCTGCCGCTGAAGAAACCCTGATCGAGTTTGAGGACGTGGCAGACGAAAAGCCCGCCCTGTTTGCCCGCATAAAGGCGATGTTCAGCAGACAGCAGCAGACCGATGCGGCCCGCTTCAGCGACGTGCATCAGGCCGTGGAGCTGATCGCCACGGAGCAGCAGGACCTGAGCGCGCGCCTTGAAACGGCACTGAGCGAACAGGCTGACAGCCTGAAATCACATTTCAGCAGTGCGCTGGGTGAGGAAGTGCTGAAGCGCGAACAGCTGCAGGCGGACTTCAGCGAACTGCAGCAGCAGCTGAGCCGGGAAGATGGCCGCCAGCAGGTCCGCCCGCGCACGCCGGGTAACGGCAGCGGCGGCGAAGTGCGCACCGACTGCTGATACAGCGGCGGCAAACCTTTTTAATGAACAGAGAAAGCAGAGCGATGAAAAATACTACCCGTTTTAAGCTGAATGCTTACATGTCGGTGCTGGCAGAAATTAACAAGATTGACCTGTCCGCGCTGAACAGCAAATTCACCATTGAGCCGTCCGTGTCGCAGACGCTGGAAAGCAAAATTCAGGAGTCTTCCGCGTTCCTGCAGGCCATCAACATCATGCCGGTCAGTGAGCAGAGCGGCGAACGGCTGGGGCTGGGGATCGGCACCACCATTGCGGGCACCACCGATACCACCCAGAAAGAGCGTGAGCCGACCGACCCGACTTACATCGACGGCGACGGCTACAAATGCACGCAGACCAACTTTGACACGGCGCTGCCTTATTCAAAGCTGGACATGTGGGCGAAGTTCAGCGATTTCCAGGTGCGCATTCGTGACGCCATCGTGAAGCGTCAGGCGCTGGACCGCATCATGATCGGCTTCAACGGCATCAAGCGCGAGAAAACCTCCAACCGCGTGCAGAACCCGCTGCTGCAGGACGTGAATATCGGCTGGCTGGAGAAAATCCGCCAGGAAAAACCGGCGCAGGTGCTGGGTCAGCACATCGGTGACGACGGCAAAGTGGTATCGGACAAAATCACCGTCGGGATTGGCGGCCTGTTCCGTAACCTGGACGCCGTGGTGATGGGCGCGGTGTCAGAAAAAATCGGCGTGCAGTACCAGGACGACACCGAACTGGTGGTGATCTGCGGACGCCAGCTGCTGGCTGACAAGTATTTCCCGCTGGTCAATCAGAGCCAGCCCAACACCGAAGCACTGGCCGCTGATCTGATCATCAGTCAGAAGCGCATCGGCGGCCTGCAGGCCGTGCGCGCGCCTTACTTCCCGGCGAATGCGCTGTTGATCACCCGCCTGGATAACCTGTCCATCTACTGGCAGGAAGAGACGCGTCGCCGCTCCATCATCGATAACCCGAAACGTGACCGCATCGAAAACCTTGAGTCGGTTAACGAGGCCTACGTGGTCGAGGACTACGACTGCACCTGCCTGGTGGAAAACATCGAGCTGCTGGAGCAGGAGCCGGAAAAAGCGCCGGGTGAGATGAGCGACGCGGAAATCGCACGTATCGCCGCCGTGGCGGCCAGCGTGGTCAAGTCCATGAGCGGCTCGGACAGTTCAGCCGCCAGCGCGGACACCACGCAGACCGGTGATGCCGGTGATGGCAGCAAAGGCGGAGCGTAACCCGTGACCAACCCTTTCCGCGCGCACACGCGCTTTATTCAGGCACAGGAGGCCGCCCGGTCGGGCGGCAGTGGCCGCAGCACAAAGGGCTATGACCTGATGCTGCTGCAGCTGAACGAAGACCGCCGCCGCCTCAAGGGCATTCAGTCCAACGTCCGAAAAGCTGAAATCAAGGTGGAGGTGCTGCCGAAGTACGCCGCCTGGGCTGAGGGCGTGCTGAGTGCTGACGGCGCGCAGCAGGACGACGTACTGATGTACGTGATGCTCTGGCGCGTTGACGCCGGTGATTATGCCGGTGCGCTGGCGATTGGCCGTCACGCACTGAAGCACGGCTGGGCGATGCCGCTGGGACACCGCACCACCGCAACGGTGCTGGCTGAAGAAATTGCCGATGCGGCAAAGGCCGCCGTGCTGGCGAAGACGCCTTTTGATCCGGTCCTGCTGCTTGAGGCGCTGGAGGTGGTGGATGCACACGACATGCCCGATCAGTCACGCGCCCGTCTGCACAAGTCCATCGGCTGGGTGCTGACGGAAAGCAGCCCGGCGTCCGCGCTGAACCATCTGAAGCGAGCCCTGCAGCTGGACGAGAAGTGCGGCGTTAAAAAAGACATTGAGCAGCTGGAGCGGAAAATCCGTAACGCCAGCTGATAACCGGACGTGCCCACGCGCGGGGCGGCACGGGGTGGCGACAGGCAGCGCCGCATCAAAACCCCGTCCACCGCCCACCTATTCAGGAGTAACAGAGCAATGGAATTTATCGCGCCACAGAAGGCGACGGGAACGCCGGACATCATCCCCAACAATTCATTCTGGCCCGACGTTGATCTGGCGAAGTTCCGCAGCGTCATGCGCGTTGACGGCACCGTGACGCCGGAACGTCTGCGTCAGGTGGTGCTGACCGCGATGGCGGAGGTTAACGCAGAGCTCTATCCGTGGCGTGAGCGGCAGGAGCTGGCTGGGCACAACAGCCTGGCTGACGTTCCGGCGGAGCGTCTGGCCGGTGAGAGCGTGCGGCTGCATCACTACGTTAACGCGGTGTGGTGCTGGACGCGCGCAGTACTGAACGAGCGTTATCAGGACTTTGACGCAACCGCGATAGCGGTTAAGCGCGGCGAAGAACTGACTGATGCCAGCGGCGACCTGTGGCGGGACGCGCGCTGGGCCGTCAGCCGCGTGCAGGACATGCCGCACTGCACCGTGGAGCTTATCTGATGAAAGTGCGTGCGCAGCAGTATGACACGGTGGACGCACTCTGCTGGCGTCACTACGGGCGCACGCAGGGCATGACGGAACAGGTGCTGCAGGCAAATCCGGGGCTGGCGGAGCACGGCCCCCTCTTACCGCACGGGCTGGAGGTGGAGCTGCCGGACGTGACAGCGACGGCCACCGTGCAGGCCGTCCAGCTTTGGGACTGAATCATGTGGGAAAAAATCAGCACCTTTGTGACCTGGTGCATTGCGGTGGTGATGGCATGGCTGGGCGGCATGGACCTGAAGGACGTGTCCACCGTGGCCGGTGTGCTTATCGGCCTGCTGATGGCGCTTATCAGCTGGTACTACAAGCACAAAACCTATCAGCTTCTGGCAAGCGGGCGCATCACGCGGGGGGAGTATGAATCTGCAGACCGTTAAACGCTGCGCTGTGGGCGTGGTGCTGGCGCTGGCCGCATCAATGCCCGGCTTTCAGCAGCTGCACACATCGGTGGAGGGGCTGCGGCTGATTGCTGATTACGAGGGCTGCCGCCTGCAGCCGTACCAGTGCAGCGCGGGAAAGTGGACCGACGGGATCGGCAATACGTCCGGCGTGGTGCCGGGTAATTCCATCACGGAACGGCAGGCGGCGGGGAATTTCATCACCAACGTGTTGCGCACTGAGGCGGCACTGGCGCGCTGCGTGGCGGTTTCCATGCCGCAGCAGGTTTATGACGCGCTGGTGTCGCTGGCGTTCAACGTGGGAACCGGCAACGTGTGCGGCTCCACGATGGTGGCGCTGCTGAAACGGGGTAAATGGCGCGATGCGTGTTATCAGCTGCCGCGCTGGGTGTATGTGAAAGGCGTATTTAATCAGGGGCTGGATAACCGGCGCGGACGTGAACTGGCATGGTGCCTTAAAGGAGTCTGAGATGCAGATGATTAAAAATTGGTGGTTTACGGCGTTACTCACTGTCCTGCTGACGCTGGTCAGTATCAGTCACGGCAGCTTTGCGGGCTATCCGCTGGCGGCGCTGCTCTGGGCAGAGTTCTTTGCCTGGGCATTCATCGTTTTTTCCGGGCTGTGCTGCGCCGTCACGCTGAGCGGCGGAGAGCATAAGCGGGCGTTTGCCTGGTTGCTGAGGTTTGCGCAGCTGGCTGACCGTGTGCCGCTCAGATGGTATCACCGCGTGATTATCGCCGTGGTGATGTGGACAGCAGGATGGCACCTGGTGGTTCTTGTGAGCCTGAATGCTCTGTTTTACCGCTGGATGATCAGGCCAGAGCTGAAGCGGATAGCGGCATGACGCGCGCACTGGCCGCCATCGTGCTGATCCTGCTGGTATTCGCTGGCGTGCAGTCTTACCGGCTGAGCAGCGCCCACGGCAGGATCGATGCGCAGCAGACCACCATTGCGGGCCAGGGCAAAAAGCTGAGCCAGAAAAACAGCCAGCTGATTGCCCTGAATATCCTGACGCAGACCAGCAGCCAGGCGCAGACGCAGCTTTACGCCGCCGCCGAACGCAACGGCCAGCTGCTGCGCGACCGGCAGCGAAAGATTGAGGAACTGAAACGTGAAAATGAAGACCTTCGCCGCTGGGCTGATGCCGCTCTGCCTGATCCTGTTATCCGGCTGCGGCAGCGACCGGCCCTCTCAGGAGGTGAATCTTACCGTGAGTGGCTGTCCGAAAATCACCCGCTGCCAGCTGGACCCGGCAGCGCCGCGCACTAACGGCGACCTTCTGGCCCTGCTGAACGAAACGGAGGCCGCCTGGGCGGCGTGCGCCGGTAAAGTCGATACCATCATCAGCTGTCAGGAAAAAGACGATGAACAAGCCGCAGTCCTTACGCAGCGCCCTGAATAAGTCGGTCCCTTACGTGGCCGACAACCCGGATCGCCTGCACCTGTTCGTGGACAGCGGGCAGGTGGTTGCCACGTCTGCCCCGTCCCTGTCGTGGGAATATCGCTACACGCTGAACGTGGTGATCACCGACTTCACCGGCGATCAGAACCTGCTGATGGCCCCGGTGCTTTTGTGGCTGCGGGAAAACCAGCCCGACGCGCTGCAAAACAGTGAGGCGCGCGAAAAGCTGTTTTCGTTTGAGGTGGATATTCTGGCAAACGACCGCTGTGACATCAGCATGGATCTGAAGCTGACAGAGCGCATTGTGGCAACGACGGTGGACGGGAAAATCAGCGTTGAGGCGGTGCCGGAACCGGACGGGCCGGAGGAAGTCTGGACGGTGAAACGTGGCTGAACTGCATGAAGTGGATGCCTGGCTGGCGGCGCTGCTGTCGCAACTGGAACCGGCGGCCCGGAAAAAGATGCTGCGCGAAGTGGCGCGCGACGTGCGCCGCATTCAGCAGGCAAATATCACAGCACAACGTTCTCCGGACGGGGCCGCATGGGAGCCGCGCCGCGTAACCGCCCGCAGCAAAAAGGGCCGCATCCGTCGCGGCATGTTCGCAAAAATGAAAACGGCAAAGTATCTGAAGGCGCAGGCAGACGCAGACGCCGCAGAGGTTGCCTTTATTCCGGCGGTACAGAAGCTGGCCCGCGTCCATCACTACGGCCTGCGGGACCGGGTAAGCCGTCGCGGCCCGATGGTTAAATATGCGGAACGCCCTCTGTTAGGCGTAAATAGTGAGGTAGAAAACACTGTACAGGCGGCTTTGCTGCGCTGGATTGCAGAATGAGAACGGCCCGCGATTGCGGGCCGTTCTTTCAAGGAAAAACTAGTTTTTCATTGGAAAATTATGCTACTTGCTTTTCTTTTTGTGCCAGAAAATTTTCAACAGGTGTCACACGGCTGATTTCTTCCTGCGTGCGGGCATCGTTCATTACTTCCCAAATATCTACACTATTTTGAAGGTTTAACCAGAACCCAACGCTGGTTTCAAAAGCAGCGGAAAGCCTAAAAGCCATATCTGGAGTTAACTTGCGGTTGTTGTTAACCAGCGCACTGACAGTATTACGGTGTACATTCAAAATTTCAGCTAAGTCCAAGATTTTCAGGCCAAGAGGTTCCAGGTATTCGTAAAGTAATACGTCTCCTACAGTAGTCGGCTTGCGGGTTGCTTGGGTCATATCTCTACTCTCTAAGGTCTAAGTTCTAACGGTCCAAAAACTAACTTCACTTTCCTGTTTTAAGAGGGTTTAGAGCTGCAACTCTAAACCCTCATCACTTACTTATGTGCTTTATAGCTATGTGCATCTAAGTATAGGTCAACAGCCTTACCATCGATCCATTTAAATATTAGTCGGTATTGCTCGTTAACCCGAATCGAAGAGTATTCCTCTAAAGGAGGGTTTAATTCTTCGTAACGGTTTCCAGGTGGCGATCGTAAATCCTTATAGTTTATCGCCGCATTTATTATGTCGAGCTTTCGGGCTAGTGCTGATGCGATAGTGGCCGGGATTTTTTTATGTGTTTTTCCATACAGAAAAAAATCTTTAAGCCAATCGTCCCGAAAACTCTCGATGCTTCTTAATGTCATTCCATCGGTGCCTCCGCGTTTTAACCTGCACACATTGTAATGCACTGCTGCACAGTGCGCAAGTGCGAATTTGGTTATCGTTTGTATCATGTCTTACACAACCGCAAGTTCTGCTCTCTGCTTCTCCGCCGTGGCACGCTCTGCACATGAATACTCAACTCACCGAAATTATGCGCCTTATCACCAACCTGATCCGCACCGGCACCGTGTCCGAAGTGGACCCGGTGAACTGGCTATGCCGGGTGAAAACGGGCGACCTTGAAACCAACTGGATTAACTGGCTCACCCTTCGTGCCGGTAACACCCGCACATGGTGGCAGCCCACCGTCGGGGAACAGGTTGTGCTGCTGAGCCTGGGCGGCAATCTTGAAACCGCCTTTGCGCTGCCCGCCATTTATTCCGAAGCCTTTCCGCCGCCTGACTATTCAGAAGACGGCACCACGACCGTGTTTAAAGACGGCGGCTGGTTTCAGTACGAACCGGAAAACGGCCAGCTGCTGATAAAGAACATCAGAAGCGTGCGCATTGAAGCATCGGACGGCATTCAGCTGATAACCGACGCGCTGGGAATAGAAGCCAGCAAGACGCGGATCAACAGTGACACCACGATGAACGGCGACGTGACCCACGGCGGTGGCGCAATGAGTTCAAACGGCGTGATTGCTGACAAGCACTTACACGAAAAAGTGAAGACCGGCACCGATATGTCAGGAGGACCGAAATGATGTATCTCGGCATGAACCGCGACACCGGCAGGGCCATTACCGACATTGACCACATACGCCAGAGCATACGCGACATCCTGATCACCCCGGAAGGCAGTCGCATTGCCCGGCGTGACTACGGCTCGCTGCTGTCAGTGCTGATTGACCAGACCCAGAACGACGCGATCCGCCTGCAGGTGATGGCGGCAGTGTATGTCGCCATCAGCCGCTGGGAGCCGCGCGTGAGGCTGAGCACTGTCAGCCTTACCAGCGACTTTGACGGCTCTATGGTGATTGAGCTGACCGGCCAGCGCGCTGACGGCTCGCCGGTTGCTATGTCTGTGCCAGTGGGGGTGAACAGTGGCGGTAATTGACCTTTCCCAGCTGCCCGCGCCGCAGATTATTGAGGTGCCTGACTTTGAGGCCCTGCTGGCTGAGCGCAAAGAGGCACTGATTGCGCTTTATCCGGCGGATGAACAGGCCGCCATGCGCCGCGTGCTGGCGCTGGAGTCTGAGCCGATTGTGAAAAGCCTTCAGGAGAACGTCTACCGGGAAATCCTGCTGCGCCAGCGCATTAACGAGGCGGCGCAGGCGGTAATGGTGGCCTACGCCATCGGCAGCGATCTGGAGCAGCTGGCCGCCCGCAACAACGTGGAGCGCCTGACCATTACGCCTGCTAATCCCGATGCGGTGCCGCCGGTGGATGCGGAGATGGAATCGGACGACGCGCTGCGCGTGCGCGTGCCGGAGGCTTTTGAGGGGCTGAGCGTGGCCGGACCGACGGGCGCCTATGAGTTTCACGCAAAAAGCGCCGATGGCCGGGTGCAGGACGTGTCCGCCATCAGCCCGTCACCGGCGACGGTGCTGATCACCGTCCTGAGCCGTGAGGGTGACGGCACGGCAGCAGAAGATTTACTGACCACAGTGAACACCGCGCTGAGTGCTGAAAGCGTGCGCCCGGTAGCCGACCGCGTGACGGTTCAGGGGGCGGCTATCCGCAGCTACAGCGTGAAGGCCAGGCTGCATCTGTTTGACGGCGTGGCCGCCGGTCCCTGCCTTGAGGCGGCAAACGCGAAGCTGACCGCTTACCTGATCGAGCAGAAAAAGCTGGGGCGCAGCGTGCGGCGTGAGTCCTACGGGGCAGTGCTGCGCGTGGCCGGTGTGGACTGGGTGGAAATCACTGAACCGGCGCAGGACATCATCATGGACCGCACGCAGGCGGGTTACTGCACCGGCACGGATATTTCCGTGGCAAATGATCAGGGGGTGACATGAGCAACAGCAGCCTGATGCCGCCCGGCTCGTCTGTACTGGAGCGCCGACTGGCAGAAGCCTGCAGTGGTATTTCCGGGCTGGACGTACCGCTGCGTCACCTGTGGAACCCGACCACCTGCCCGGTGAGCTTTCTGCCGTATCTGGCCTGGGCGTTTTCGGTGGACCGCTGGGACGAAAGCTGGGCGGAAAGCGTCAAGCGGCAGGTGGTGAGCGATGCGTTTTACATCCATCAGCACAAGGGCACCATCAGCGCCATCCGCCGCGTGGTGGAGCCGTTCGGCTTTTTGATCCGGGTTATTGAGTGGTGGAAAACCAGCGAGCCGCCTGGCACGTTCCGGCTGGACATCGGCGTGCAGGACCAGGGCATTACAGAAGAAACCTATCAGGAACTTGAGCGGCTGATAAGCGATGCGAAGCCCTGCAGCCGCCACCTTTTGGGAATGTCAATCAACCTGCAGGTCAGCGGCGAAACGCGGATAGCGGCGGCCAGCTACGACGGTGACGATCTTACCGTTTACCCGTATACCCCGGAACTTATCTCCGTCAGTGGCGCAGTTTATGGCGGCGCGGCGGTTCACGTTATCGATCTGATGGAAGTGGGACCATGACACAAAAATACTATGCAATCGTAACCAACCTGGGCGCGGCGAAAATTGCCAACGCTGCCGCGCTCGGCACAAAACTGAATATTACGCAGATGGCCGTGGGTGATGGCGGCGGCACGCTGCCAACGCCGAACGCCAGCCAGACAAAGCTGGTAAACGAGGTGCGCCGCGCAGCCATCAATACGCTGAGCATTGACCCGGCCAACGCCAGCCAGATGATTGCCGAGCAGGTGATCCCCGAAACGTCGGGAGGATTCTGGATCAGGGAAATGGGACTGTTTGATGCGGACGGCACGCTGATTGCCGTGTGTAACACGCCGGAAACTTACAAGCCCGCGCTGCAGGAAGGCAGCGGGCGCACGCAGACTGTGCGCATGATTCTGATCGTCAACAGCACCGACGCCATCACCCTTAAGATTGACCCTTCCGTGGTGCTGGCAACGCGCAAATATGTTGATGATGCTGTGATCGAGGTGAAAGCCTACGCTGACAGCGTAATGAAAACTCACGCCGATGATAAAAACCCGCACAGCCAGTACCTGCAGATCGCCAATGCTCTGGCAGAAATTAAAGATGCCGCGCTGGTTGCTGACGTTCTCAAAAACCTCGGCTGTGGCGAAGGTGCGCCGCTTATCGGTTCGCCGTTCCCGTGGCCGCACGCGAAAATGCCGAATGAACTCTTTGCATCAATGTCAGGCATGGTCTTTCTGAAAAGTAACGGCGCGACGTTCAGCAGCACGCTCTACCCAAAGCTGGCGCTGGCTTATCCGGGACTGAAGCTGGCCGACCTTCGCGGCGAGTTTATTCGCGGCTGGGATGACGCGCGCGGAGTAGATTCAGGCCGCGCGCTGCTGTCCGGGCAGGCGGATGCAATCGGGGTTAATACAGGTACAAACGGTAAAAACGTGCAGGCGCTTTTTGTCAGCACGGCCCGTTCAGCTGCATATCCGGCAACAGATGCGCTGAACGGCCTTAGTGAAGGGAATAGTTTTGGTACAAGCGACTCCGTTTCGCGCTCTGTTTTTCGCTCCGCAGCGGAGACGCGCCCGCGCAACATTGCGTTTAACTACATCGTGAGGGCTGCTTAATGGCAAAGGTTACGCTTGATAAAAACGGCCTGGCTAAATCGGCCGGCACACTGACGATTTATAATTTTGACGCGGTAAGCGGGGAATTTACCGGCGCCAGTGATGAGTTTCTGGCTCAGGGGGTTGGCCTGCCTGCCTGCGCCTGCCTGTCGCCGCCGCCTGACGCGCAGCCGGGTTTTGCAGCCGTATATCAGGACGGCAGCTGGCTGAGCGTGCCGGACCATCGCGGCGAAACGGTTTATCCGGTTTCCGGCGGTATGCCGGTAGAGATTTCGGCGCTGGGTGACTATCCCGCAGACACCACAACTCAGGCTCCGGCAACCGCGTTTGATAAGTGGGACGGTGAAAAATGGGTGACTGACAGCGCAGCGCAGCAGCAGTCGCTGACTGACGCAGCGGCCAGCGAAAAGGCGGCGCGCGTGAGCGAGGCAAACGACATCACCCAGGCGTGGCAGACGCAGTTGCTGTTAGGCATCATCACCGATGAGGACAAGGCCATGCTTACCGCCTGGATGAAGTACGTGCAGGCGGTACAGGCCACCGACGTGTCGGGTGCGCCGGATATAAGCTGGCCCGCAAAACCGCAGTAACCATCAGGCCCATAACGGGCCTTTTTTCATTGTATGGTTTTCCACACAAAGCCATCAGGGTGCGCCCGCGCCCGCGACCTTTCACCATAGCGGAACCCCTTCACAGGAGAACCGCCACATGGCAGATGATTATCACCACGGCGTGCGCGTTGAGGAAATCAACGAGGGCACCCGAACCATCACCACCATCAGCACCGCGATTGTGGGGCTTGTCTGCACCGGCGACGACGCCGACGCGGCCACCTTCCCGCTGAACCGCCCGGTGTTGTTAACCGACGTACTCACCGCCAGCGGCAAAGCCGGGGAATCCGGCACGCTGGCCCGCTCACTGGACGCCATCGCGGACCAGTCAAAGCCCGTCACCGTCGTTGTGCGCGTGCCGCAGGGCCAGACCGAAGCGGAAACCACCGCCAACATCATCGGCGGCGTGACCGACGGCCAGCGCACCGGCATGAAGGCTTTGCTGGCTGCGCAGTCTCAGTGCGGCGTTAACCCCCGTATTCTGGGCGTGCCAGGCCACGATAACAAAGCCGTCGCCACCGAACTGCTGAGCGTGGCGCAGAGCCTGCGCGGCTTTGCCTACCTGTCCGCGTATGGCTGTAAGAGCGTTGAAGAGGCGATTGCCTACCGCGCCAACTTCAGCCAGCGGGAAGGGATGCTGATCTGGCCTGACTTCATCAGTTTTGACACTGTGCTGAAGGCGGACGCGACGGCCTACGCCACCGCACGCGCGCTGGGCCTGCGCGCCAAAATTGACCAGCAGACCGGCTGGCATAAGTCCCTGTCAAACGTTGGCGTGAACGGCGTCACCGGCATTTCAAAAGACGTTTTCTGGGACCTGCAGGACCCGGCCACCGATGCGGGCCTGCTGAACCAGAACGACGTGACCACGCTGATCCGCAAAGACGGCTTCCGCTTCTGGGGTTCCCGCTGCCTGAGCGATGACCCGCTGTTTCAGTTTGAGTGCTACACCCGCACCGCGCAGGTGCTCATGGACACGATGGCAGAAGCGCAGATGTGGTCTGTTGACGGCGCGCTGAACCCGTCGCTGGCCCGCGACATTATTGAGAGCATCCGCGCGAAGCTGCGCAGCCTGGTGAATCAGGGCTATCTGATTGGCGCGGACTGCTGGCTGGACGAGAGCGTGAACGACAAGGACACGCTCAAGGCGGGCAAGCTGCTGATCGATTACGACTATACGCCGGTGCCGCCACTGGAAAACCTGCTGCTGCGCCAGCGCATCACTGACCAGTATCTGGTCGACTTCAGCAGCCGCGTCAGCGCATAAGGAGACGGAAAGATGGCATTACCCCGCAAACTCAAGCATCTGAACCTGTTCAACGCAGGCAACAACTGGCAGGGGCTGGTTGAGTCCGTGACGCTGCCGAAATTTACCCGCAAATTTGAGAAGTATCGCGGCGGCGGCATGGCCGGTGCGGTGGATATCGACATGGGCCTGGACGATGGCGCGCTGGATACGGAATTCACCGTGGGCGGCACTGAATCGCAGCTGTTTAAGCAGATGGGTGCCACCACGGTGGACGGCATTCAGCTGCGCTTTACCGGCTCCATTCAGCGTGACGACACCGGCGAAGTGCAGGCGGTCGAGCTGGTCACGCGCGGACGCTATAAAGAGCTGGATTCCGGCGAATGGAAAACCGGCGAATCCAGTACCACCAAAGTGTCCGCAACCAACAGCTACGCAAAGCTGACCATCAATGGTGAAGTGGTTTACGAGATCGACATCGTGAACATGATCCACATTGTGGACGGCAAGGACCTGATGGAAGAGCACCGCAACGCGCTGGGCCTGTAATCACACCGGCAGGCGCTGAGCCTGCCGCTTATCTCGCTTTTTAAACGGAATCACATCATGACAGACAAAACTGCACCAAACGAAAAGGCCGTTGAACTGGACACCCCAATCCTGCACAAGTCA